TTAACAAGTTGTACACCTTTCGGTGTAGTAATCTAACATTGAGACTAATCCGAATGAGGTTAGTCTCTTTATGCTTATAGCCTTTTGTATCCATCCATTATGACACATGTGTGCATAACGATTTCCTGTATTTGCCACTTTATGTGCCGCCCATCTTGGAACACCGAGCTTAACTAAATTCTTCTCTTTGTTTTGTGGTGTTTTCCAATGTTTCCAAATACACATGCGTAGTCTATATCTAATGTTTCCATCAAGTTCTCTACAGAGAGTTTTCATACTACCTATCTTAAAGTAGTTTATCCATCCTCTGATAAGCTGATTAAGTTTCCCCACTTTATAGCTGTTGCTAACGCCCCAGCTACGGCAAGTGAGTTCCCTCATTCTCTTCTTAAACTTGGCTACTGATTTTGCATGTGGTTTTGCCTTGAATTGCTGTGCACTTGTATCGTAGTAGAATCCAAACCCAAGGCATTTTAACCCTTGCGGTCTATCTACTTTGCTTTTAGTCATGTTGACCTTAAGTCCTAGTTTCTCCTCTATGAATCGTGAGATATTTCTCATAACTCTATTCGCAGACATTTCACTTCCGACCATGATAATACAGTCATCCGCATATCGCACAAAGTTGAGTCCTCGCTTCTCCATTTCCTTATCTAGTTCATTCAGCATAATATTCGCCAATAGTGGCGAGAGATTTCCGCCTTGTGGTGTTCCCACAATAGAATCCTCATATTCGTCGTCAATCATGATTCCACTGACAAGATATTTTCTAATAATAGAGATAACATCTCCATCTTTAATTGTTCTTCCAATAATCGTCATCAGTTTGTCATGATTTACTGTGTCAAAGAACTTTTCCAAGTCAATGTCTACAATCCAGTCATTACCATCATTCATTATATCGAGTGCTGTCAGGATTGCCTGCTGTGCACATCTATTCGGTCTGAATCCGTAACTATGGTCATGAAACTGCTCCTCATAGATTGGTGTTAATATCTGCGCAATGGCTTGTTGTATAAATCTGTCTGTTACTGTTGGTACTCCCAGGTTTCTGACACCGCCACCAGGCTTTGGTATCTCCACTCTTCGTACTGGCTGAGGTTTATATTTTCTTGTCCTCAACTGTTCCTTGATGATTTCGCCGTTCTTTGTAAGATGTTCTTTAAGTTCTGTGTACTTCATTCCGTCCACTCCCTCGGCACCTTTATTTCGTACGACTTGCAGATATGCTCTGTTGAGGTTATCGCTGGATAGTATCTGCTCCATTAGACTACTTGTCTCCATGCGTTCTTTTCCTTCCGTCTCGCTTGATTTGACCATCTTTTGCCCGATTAGTTACGGCAGATGTTATCTCTTCTGCAATTCAAGACATACTCAAACTTGTTGATTGTTCGCCCCTTCGCTCCATCTCCATTACAGAGACTTCCTCACTACTATGGGCTCGGCTGACTTCTCACAGTTTGTTGTTACTAGGCTAATGAAACCTCTGTGAGACCTCCACGCTTAAGGTGCACGCTCTTTCCTCTCACCTATCCGCCACATCTACTCGTACTTCCAGCAACTTTTGGACTTCATCTCTTTTGGCAGACTTATCCCTATTTCCGAGCCTTATATGTGATTTCTGTCCGTCGGACCAAGAGTTTGCTTACAGCTTCCTTCAGATTCCACCTCACGATAGACACCCTTGCTGTTCGGCTATACACTTCCTCGTTGCCTAGGCGTGTTCGGGACTTTCACCCGTTAGAGCGCGCCCATGGCGCGCAAACCAAAAAAGCACCCGTCATTAAACGGGCGCCTTCTCTGGGTTGGGGGAGTTGCAAAAAGCAAATGGCTCTTGGCTCTCTCAATTCACTTCTTGCAGTTTATACTATAGCATTTTAAAAACGAAAAATCCGAAAAAAACGAAATTACTTTTATGCTACTCTCATAAAATTATTAAACTCCATTCTTATGCTATCACCGGTTGCTTTTCTGCCTATCCTGTCTGCCACTCTCTCCCAGCTCATTCCCTCAAAGAACTTATAACGGATAATTCTCTGCATCCGTACCGGTATGCCGTTCATCCACTGCTCCACCTGCAGTTTGATCTCTTCCGACTGGGCTTTTCTTTCTTCCAGCAGTTTCTCTTCTATACGCAACTGCGCATCATCCGTGTATGTGAACGATGTTCCTTCAATCTTGAAATGTGTCTCTGCGTATGGAAAATCATTCATCGAACCTTTTACACTTCCTGTCACAATCGTTTGCCGCTTACGCTGCAATCTCTTAATATCCTGCTCCGTCTCCCGGATCATCTCACATGCATCTACATACTGCTCCAATATTTTCTTATCTACTCCCACCGTATTCTCCCCTTTCTGGTATTATCACTGCAATGTTTCTGATAATATCATACAATAGGTTGGGAGTGGATTTGTGCCAAGTTTCGGGCGAAAAAATACCAGCCATCATGATTGGTGGTTGGTATTAATGGAATCATATTTTTTATTTTGCAGATACTCCTATCAAATAATTTATAAATGCACTGCACGATACTAACATAAACTTTGCCTCATCGAATGTTGATGATGGACAGCCTATATCTCCTGCATGCCGGATACCATTCGCATCACTCGTATATCCGTAAAGAATATTAAATGCAGATTTTAAAGCTTTGTGAATTACCACTCCGCTATCTTCAATTTTCTTTAGCATATTACCTAGCGTAGCTTCTCTCCCATTTATTCCCGTAAGTATTTCACAAATAGCTTCAACAGCACTTATGCTTTCTTTAATTGAATTTTCATAATCTGGACTTTCTCTATTAGATAAAAAACCAACCGCCTTAGATATGTGTGTATTAACAATACTGTATGGACTATCTGCTGCCTTATTTATTGCTTCAATTTCATTCTCATCTGTGATTGGAACAATAATTTCATTTACAAAACGGTATCCAACATACTCATTTTTAAATATAGTGTTATAGTCCTCAGCATATTCATCTTTCTTCCAGGGATTCATTTGTTTCATTTTCTGAACTATAAATTCAATAAGTGAAAAAACTTCATCATATGTATTTTCACGAATAGTTTGATATATTATTTCCTTAACCTTTTTCTCATCACAGATTTGCGAACAATCAAATTCAAACGCAAATACCTGAATTATTATTGACTTATAAAATGTCTGTGTTCTCTGGAAATCAACATTGTCCAAAACAATGCTTGTCATGTTAATCAACATTGCTCTCGTTCTATCATCCAATGATTCATATTGCATATTTCTATTTTCGATGCTTATATTGTTTCTGTCTGAAAAACCGCCACGCAACCGAACCTTATAAGTTGGTTTACTATCTGATCTTTTCATTTTTGTATTCCCCCTCATACAAAGATTATATCACTGCATGAACATTTTTTCAAAAATTTCTACTCTCTTCCCCATACAATCATATACTGCCCGTTCTTCTCCTCCGCTAGATGCGCCATCCTCTGCCGTATCAACCTCTGCGCTGTCCTGCGCCGCCTGTAAAAACTCCTCCTGCTGATCGGGAGAATGCCGTGGTGGGCTTCCAGCATATCGTAACTGGTACCGCGCACGATGGATTCCGTCAGTTCTGCAGCAATGATGCTGTCCACACCCATGCAGATCTCGTATATTTCTTTTTCATCCATAGACATTCCCCCTTTCAAATTTTGCGTAAAAAAATACCAACCATCGAATATTGACGGTTGGTATAATAGTTAATTACACATTTCATCCAGTGCAGTTTCCAAAACAGATATTATAAATGATGATTTATAACTATCTCCGACGAGTGCCTTTATTATTTTTACAGGTACATTTACAATGTCTAATCCAGTATCTGCATCATCATCCATTGCTTTAAGCCTAAAGATAACATATTTCATTTCTCTTTTAGAGTATCTCTCAGCAATGTCTACGCATTCATTAAATAAATCTAAATCTTTATTACTCTTTGCATCATACATTTCTGAAAGCTCTTTGTACAATTTGCTATCATCTTTTAAATCACTCATATAACGCCCTCCTGTATCCATGTATTAAGGAGATTATACTACATCAACCGTCAATATTCAATTGTCAATGTACTACAATTTTACTTTTATGCAAAAATTTCCCGCGCATCATCTCCATTCGCCGCATAAGTCGCTGCGCTGTTCCGCGTCTCCGATAAAATCCCCTCCTGCTGATCGGGAGAATGCCGTGGTGTGCTTCCAATGTTTCAAACGATACTTTATGCATGATGGATTCTACCAGTTCAGCAGAATCCTTGTGCCTTTCATACGCATCTTTTACCACTTCGCCGATCTGCGTGTACTGTGCTTTCCCCTGGCTGTTGATCCATGCAGTCAGATCTTTTACCGCTCCACATTTTATCTGGGATTTTAAATAGTCCGTCATTTCAATCTGACCATCACACTCCTTCTCTCTTTCTTCTACGCAATTCTGCTTTCAGCTGTGATGTGCTGTACTGCATCAATGGATTTTCTCTAATTTCATCCTCTTCCTGCTGACGTATCCGTGCTTCTTCTTCCAAAAGTTCATCTATATTATTACGCATCTACTCCACCGCCTTCCACGATCTCGATTGCATGCGCATAACTTCTTGCTTTTTCTTTCCCAAGATCCTTGTCGTAGGCATGCTCCCAAAACTTCCGTTCATTCTCCAACTGCTCCACAACCTTGTCAGGGTCGTAGGCGTCAGGAACTCTCACAGGTAATTCATCAATAATAATTTTCAATTCGGCACTTCTGCTATTTCCGCCAAGATGAAGCGACTCATATCCATCTATTCTTTCTTGCAACCAAGCTTTAACATCATCCGTATCAATCAACTTTCCCATCGTTCGCCCTCCTGTTCCAGGCTTTCACAAATTCGCCCCAGTCATGTGTACCAGTACAAAACTCCAAGCCGCATTTGCAATGAATGTTAATAGGGTCGCCACCACTATCTGGGTCAATAAATGTCGGGTGCCAATCCCTACTCGGCTCATACACATCTTTTTCAATATCTATACTGTGTCCACAAAACGGGCATGGCTTAAGTTCTTCGTTCATTCTTCATCCTCCCATTTCAGCTTTTGACCGCAACTTGGGCAATAGGCGGAATTATCACTTTTAAAGCATCTCGGGCATGATGGACAAATCATTGTGTTTCCCATAATTCTCGGTCGCTTCGCTGTCTGCTTCTCCACAGCCGCCCGGCACTCTTCCGGTGTGCCGATTGTGCGGTAAGCATCCCAATCTGCCGCATCCTCGTAGGTAAGGATTTTGGCGTTTATTGGATGCGTGTTATCCGGTTCTTTCAGATATCGTTCCAGTTCATCCGTTACGTCCTCAAGGGATAGTTCTCCGCCAAACATATCCGTAAGGCGTTTTTCTAATGCTCGATACGGCTCAACCTCCGCTTCCAACTCCTCGATATATTCATCTTTATGGTCGCAGTTCACACAAATCTGTGTCGAACGGTTTGCAAACTCATTTTTGATGTTGGGATTAACAACTGACGTATGCCAGCGCTGAATCTCTTCCAGTGCATTGATCGCCATTTCCAGATCTTCCATTCCTCCTTTTCCGGCTACCTGTTCCACCGTATGCATCCGATACTTGATTCTTTCGATTGCTTCATTCTCCGTCATATCTACACCTCCAACAGTTCCGGATTATCAAATTTATTGCCGATAACCTCAAAATTCTCTGAATCAAAATCATCCAGTTTCTCATAGTCATCACAGCCCGGCTCATTCGTGCACCATCCGTTTTCATGCCACACGACACGCTTTCTCGTCTCATCTTCTGGAAACTCAACGTCGATATGCCCTGAAAGAATATCATTCTCCCAAATCAGCTTGCCGTTCTTATCCTTAAGTCCGGTGCACTGGCAGATAGTAGATGGGTCTACCTCAAATATCCCATTTTCTTCCGAAAAATCCTCAAAGCATTCATAATCGGCAAGATTAGGGCAAAACATGTACGGGATTTCCTGTCCTAACCGAAAAAATACTCCGGTAACAAGACTACCTTCCACCCACTTGCCGTTATCAATCCGCTTTCCGCGATATAAATATCTACTCTCCATGTTATCCCTCCTAGTCTGCCAATATCGGCAAAGCAAACGCCCACAGGCACCACGCCGATCCCGTCATCTTGATTCCGGCTATAACCGCAATGCTAACGGCAATCCACTTCACGGCTTTTTTTAAAGCCCGATTTTCTGTTCTTGCGCTTCTCTCGGCATATATCGTAGCTCGGGCACTCCATGCAGCAATATGTTTTTCCAAGTTTGCATTCTTTTTCGCAACTCATTATTTTCCCTTCTCCCTCCTGTACCTTAACTGATACGGCACCTCTCTAAATCTCTTAAGCGCATCGCCGCTCACATGCTTGCTTGGGCGTGTCATCTTCTCGCTGATCTCCGCCACGCGCCTGCGGCGCTCCTTACTGTCTCTATGCATATTCACACCTCATATGTCTTTCCTATAAACCTCGGATCGCAGTATTTACACTCCTGTTCCATTACACTTGCGATACCTGTCATCGTTTCATACCCTGTTGCAAGGCTGTTGATGTAATATCTGATCCATTCCAGCGTCTCCGCCACCTGCCTTTTTGAGAAATTAAATCCCGTCTTAAGGCATACACCAAGAAGCGCATAGTAATTACAGATCGATGCTGCCAGAAATTTTCCGGCGGTCTGCATGAAACCCGGGGCAATTTTCCTTTCAACCAGGGAAAAACTTTCTCTAAAAGGAACCCTGTTTGCTTCTGCTTTCGCATCAATTCCACACTTTTCTCTCATGTAAAACTGCAACTGCTCTGTCGATAATCCGCCTGCCGCCGTTGTGTTCAAATATTCCGTTATGATCTTTTCAACTTTCATCAGTCTCTTATATCCAAATCCAAACTTGTCATGAAGAATCTGAAATGAAATCAACCGAATATTCAAAAAAGATTCTTCGATCAGATCATTGGTATTGCTTTGTGTCTTTGCGTAGCGCTGCATCCGAAGCAGTTCGTCTTTGGTATACCCCAATGGCTGCATACGCTTTCTCTTTCTTGCCAATGCATTACTCACTTATTTGCACCTTCCTTCGCTTTTTTATCCCACTTTTCCACAACTCTGATCGTCTTGCCTGCTTCAAGCGTTGCCACAATATCCTCTCGGTATGGGTCATACATGCTCGTTCTTTTTCTTCTCTCCATTGCCCTGTCCTCTCATAACTTTTTCAATCATCTCTTCCTGATTCCGCTCTGCAATATGATCCCGAACCGATTCCTCCGGGAATGCAATCTGATATGTCCGCTCCTTGATCCGGTTGGTGATCCGGTCATCGTACCGCAGGCTGTCCAATGATTCGTTGCTCGTAAAGATAGTCACTTTCTTGTTGATGTACCGCTCGTTGATAATCTGGTACATCTTGTCGTTGATCCACGCCGCCGGGGATTCCACGCCGAAATCATCGATAATCAGCACATCCACCGTGTTAAGCGCATCCAGTAACCGGCTCTCACTGTATTCGGCATCCCGCCGCCATGTATTCTTGATTTCCTGCAGGATGGTCAGCGATACCGCAAACTTGACCGCGTAGTTCCTCATGAGCTCATTTGCGATCCCGGCCGCGATCCGGGTCTTCCCGCTGCCCTTTGTGCGGGACCAGATAAACAGCCCCATGCCCTGATCCCTCTGGCTCCCGAAATCATCCAGGTAAACCTTTATGATCCGGCAGGCATCTGCCACCGTCTTTTTACTGTCCGGCTGTCGGTACACATCCGTGCGGAAGGTTTTCAAATCCATCCCCCGGAACGCTTCCGGAATATCCGCAAACCGCAACCGCCTTGACATCGCCGCCCGCTCCCGGCACTTACATTCCACCGCCGTTGTGATACCGTCCTTTTCGGTCAAGATCCACTCGGTACCATTGCACAACGGACACACATCAGAATCCCTCGAATTCTCCGGTGTCTCCAAGTTCTCCGAGCCGCTCATTGATCGATTTTTCATGCGCTGTAGTATTTTCTCCAGCGTTTGTTCCATCTGCTCCATTGCCCGCTCCTTTTAGATACTGCATAAATACATTCTCACGAAGCCAGTTTTCCGCTTTCTTGATATACCGCTCCGCCGTTCTGTCCCGCCGACAAGCATCCGCATAATTCCGCGCCGCCCGTATCAGATCATCCTCCGGTACGCCAGCCATCACCGCATTGCAGTATTCCGATTCTGCCAGATAGCCAGTACACTTTTTCGGGTAGGCTGCAGCAAATTCCACGAACCGCTCCACGGGGGATATAGGGGGTGTATTTGTTTCGTTTAGTTTATGTTTAGTAATAGGTACACTTTGTGGTTCACACTGTGGTACGCTCTGTGGTTCGGTCTGTGGTACACTTTGTGGTTCACACTGTGGTACATTTTTAACCTCGTTTTGTACCACAAGACTATTCAGATGATAAACCGCAGCTTGGTTTCCCCCTCGGGAACGCCATGTAATATACCCATCCTGTTCCAAGCGGTTTCTCGCTCTTTTGATCGCCTGTGCATTCAGCCCCGATTTCAGCACCAGGACTGATACGGCTACCGTAAACTCTTGCTGCCAACCCGTTTTATTCGCTATGGACATAAGCGCATGCCATAAGGCGATGGCGGGTGAGGGCAGCGGGTTTAGTTCGAGCCGATCGTAGAATGCTTTTATTTCGGCTATGTAATTCAAGCGATCACCCCTCTTCTAACTCTGTTATTGTGACCTCTGTCCTCGGCTCCCACTTATCAACATCTACATAACTTCCATCCGTAGAAACGATAATTTTGCAATTATCATCCGACAGTACTCCATAATGCACCAGAATGTCATGTAAGGCTTCATGAAGATTCGTAAGATCAACCCTGCGGTTGTTCGGCATGTAATACACCGCTTTCACGTTCACCTTACAATCAATGGTTTCTATATCCGGCATGAATTTTTCACACTGCTTTTCATATTTTTTATATGCCGATGACGGAACGATTCTCGGACGCCCTGTTTTATCCTTAACAATCTGCTGACTGTTCTTTTTCGTGATCGGTTTTAATTTAATCGTGAACTTATACTCCATCCGCACCACCCATTCCAGCATTGCAGCTTCTCACATCAAGGATCGTATTGTTACTCGGATTCCACCCCTCTACATATTCAAGAGCATTCTCAAAACGCAGTGACGGGATGTTATTTCTCGAATTGACTGCAAAATAGTCCTGTATATCATGATTGCATTCCGCGAAAACCTTTTTGCTTAATTCCTTGTACGCCGGTGCTTTCTTACCACCAAGGATCTCGATGACTCTCTTATTTACAGCTTTCTTTAATTCCTGCTGCTGACCGTAGTCAATCGTCATGGTATTTTCGAGATGTTCGATGCGGTTCTCGTGATCGTCTACCATTCCAAGTTGAATCCGCATCATTTCTTCTGGCGTGAGCCTCTTCTGATATGATCCGGTCTTTCTGATCTGTGGTAGCACTTCGGATGTCACCCATTTTCTAAACTTCTTTGCATTAGGTTTATCGCTCCTGAGAATTACAGCATACAATCCACTTTCAGTAATAAAATTTGTATCTCCCGCACGACTGCCTAGATTTAATCTAGTCAGTTCATCTTCATCAAGTCGCTTTGCTACATCCGTAGCATTTTTGATTTCCAACGCTTTGCAAATATCAATAAGGCAAAACATCGGCTCTCCATCTATGGCAACCGTTCGGATCTCTCCGAACTCTCTATTCTTAAAAATCTCTAACTGATTCAACATTTCTCCTTTCCCCTCCGGGACGACCCCGGAGGTATCCATGGCTTTCAATAATTCGTGATATAAAAACCGCATGAACGGGTTTCTTAAGGTGTTTCAACCTATAAGTAACTGCGCCCGTATCTCTTTCGGAACAGTTCTCTTGCATTCTCCTCCGACTCGCCACCGGCAACGCAATGTTTCTCCCATGCCAACTGACCAATGATATGCATTAACGTGCTCATTTCTTTATTCATGTGCACGCTCATTTTCCCCTCATGGTGTTCATACGACAACGGTACCCACAGTCCATCTTCATCTGATAGCCGGCGGTTTGCCGTTCCCTCGAAAATATGATGACGGTGTACGTTCGGTGTCCCATCAATCATGTCGTACTCGGCATATCTCATATCTACAACAATAGAATCTTTCATCTATACCTCCCCGAGCAATTCACTTGACCAGATAGGCTTGTCCAGCACTTTGGTATACTTGCAGTAATCACACTGCCCGCAGCGGATCGGCTTCAAGGATCTTTTCTTTAAAGCAAGGATATTCGGCACATTGTGCTCAACCTCTGTAAGGGCTTCGTCCAGAAGCTGCTGCTCAACAGCGATCACCTGTATGTCGGGTTCTTTTTCTTTCGACACTGCCGCAATAAAGAATGGAAGCTTTTTGCCGGTATTGATCTCCACTACTTTCTGATATACCGCGCCCTGAATGTAATACCCCCATTCAGCAAGGAAATTCAGATGTCCAATATCTGGGTGGGAAAATGTTTTTGTGATGCTCTGGCAAGTCTTTAGATCAACGATGCATCTCCCCGGATGGTAGCTGTCAATCTTGATCTTCCACTTTGTCCCGAACATCTCCGCTGTCATAATGACCTGCTTCTCTCCGCTCATGAACTGCATAAAAAGTTCATCCCGCTCACACCGCTGGATCATATAATTTGCTTTGATGTACTTTGCCATCAGTTCACCATTTTTTTTGAACATGCACGGATGCTTCGCCTTGAACAAATCAAGTGTGCCTTCAAAATGCGCATCTACATACGACCCAACCATCAAGGCATCGGAATCTTCCATATTTTCTTTCCATGTGCCATCTATCTTCGCAAGAGCACACTCTTCGCAACCTGCGCTCCCATATGTACCCATAAAATCCTTGTACTGACTGACAGAGAGAAATTCTCTGTTGGCTTCCAGACTGTAATAATTCTCATTATTCAACAGCATTGTCAAATACCTCCGATGCTTCTTTCTCAGCCTGTGCCTGTTTGGAATCTGCAAACGGATCCGGCACTGGCGTTGCAGGTACCTTCGCAATGTCTTCCGCCTCTCCCTCGACGGAGCATCCCATAAGTGAATTGGAAATATGCACCCTTGCGAAAAAAGCTGATGCTCGATAGGCAAGCATTAACTCCGGCATAGTCTGCCATTTTGATGTTTCATTTCCATACTTGTCTTTCTTCGAATACCACCCTTCATCCTTCGCCATTTTAATGGTAACTTCGACTCCGTGAACCTCTTCGCCATCCTCTTTTCTAATGGCACTGATATAGCACCCCCAGCTATCTGTACTTTTTTGCCCTGTATAAACAGGCTTCACACTTTTAAATAATGGCGATGCCTTTATCATTGACATACAAGCCTGCCCGCTCCACTGTGGTTTTCCTTTGACAACATACAGATTCTGCATTACAAACATTGGGGAAACGTTCATTCTGTTTGCCATATCGCATGCAATCGCACAGTCCATAGGTTTTCCCTGATATGCCTGTGGCACCAGGGAAGATGATGCAAACATCTTCCCAATATTAAATAAATTCTGAAAAGCCTCCGGGTCAGAAAATACATTTGTTGATAACTGACCGGTCTGCTCTACTGTCATGATCTCTGTGTTTTCCATGTCATACCTCCTACAATGTAACCACTGTCAAATCTTCATCATCCGTTGTCCTGGTGGCAATAAACTGCAAGCCTTTTTCCTTACACTTGGCATAAAGCTTCTCACGCAGATCGGTTGCCAGTTTCTCCACTCCATCAATCAATATGATGTTCAGACCATTCTGATTCTGAAGCGCAACATCAATGCAAAGATCCAGCTTCTCGCCCTCGGACAGATTGCTTACCGGTAAGCCGTTAATTAACGGAATGCCATCCTCCACCGTCAAGCCCTCAATCGGGATTGTGCAGTTTGCAAGGATCTCTCCCGGCAGTGTTCTTGCTTTTTCGATCTTGTCCGTAAGCTGCTGTGACTGCTCCTGCATATCCGCGATCTCGCTCTGCAACCGGAGCATCCGTTTATATTCGTTGATATGAGACTGCATTTTCTCAATCTCCTGCGCCTGTTCCTGTAACGGTGTCACATCCTGCGGCTGCTTGTCCGCATATTCTGCATACTCGGCAACCTCCGCGTCAAACCGTGCCACGTTCGCCTTATATGTCTGCTCAATCACTTCCAGCTTGTCTTTCTTTTTAGATGCGAGCTGTTCTTTCTCCGTCTCATATGACCGGATCTGTTCATTCAACGAAGCGATGGACTTGTCAATCTGGTTTGCCCGGTTGGCAATCTCACGATCAAGTGCCGTGATATCGATTTCACGATCAGCTTCAAATTTTCTGATCTTACTGTCGCGGCTGTCCATTAACAGCTTGGCTCTCTCAATGGTCTGGTTTTCTTTCTGCATACGCTCGATCTGACGGTAAATATCACCGGCACTTGCGTTCTCCCATTTCTCAACGTCATATCCTGCAGGAATTCCATTCGCGATTTCTTCCACGAATGCTTTCTTATTTCTAATATCCCGGTCGATGTTCCGGCGGTTCTGATAATAATCACCATTCTCCGCCTGGATATCATTCAGTACGGAAAGAATGCTCTGATCGTAGCTGACCCACGCCGGAATTTCGCCGAACCACTCTTTAATCTTGTTCATATCCCACGGATAATCGATCATATCAAGGATAATCGCGTTCTGCTGCTTCTTATCCATCTTCATGAACTCGATTGGATTCAGCTGCAGCGGCATGAATAACTCCCGCAGAAATGCTTCCGGGCTGCCAACCTCTAAGCCATTTCGTTTCACAGACTTGTAGTCTGCCTTGTTCGTTCTGGATTTGCGATCGATAGAAAGGCCTGTGTCAGTCTCTACAATGATCTCGCCCTCTGTCTCACCCTTGTGCACGATATACTCGCGATCACTTTTGTTTGTAAGTGCATACTTGATCGCATCAAGCACAGAACTCTTACCTGTACCATTTTTGCCGGAAAGCTCCAAAGATCTTCCGTCTGCTTCGTACTCTTTGATTCCAAAAAGATTCTTAATCTTGATTTTTGTTATATTCATTTTAAAATGTCCTCCATTTCCATCTGTTTAAAATCCGTCGACTGGATCATCCGGTCTAATTCTTCTCTGCGGTGCTGCCGTTTCGTCTCCCCGGTAACGCAGTCATCACACATACCATTCCGACCCTCACCCGGGTCCATCATGCAACCGCAGCACCTACATTGATACTCGTACATTGACATATCCTCCACATCAGTGTTACAATAAACGCAGAAATACTTATGTATTCCTACGGTAAATAGCACCTGCGTTCGCCAAAACAGTCAGGGTGCTATTTTTTTGTCCAAATCGATAAACTCCACATCCGCATCCAGCCTGTCCCGTCTGTGGATAAAGTAAAAACATGCTTTCCGCCGTTCGGCTCTGCTCAGCTCCACCGACATGATCGCCAAGCCCGCCAATGATACCAACGCGCCTAACGCAATCACGGCAATGAGGTAGTAATAATAAATGCCGTCTGCATCACACATTCCACCGAAAAACATTATGCCGATTCCGACCGCCGTAACGATCTTGCCTATCCTTTTCAACGTTCTCACTCCTTTCTTATGGCTTGTCCGCCGCTACCGCCTAAGCGGTTTCATCCTTCGTTATCCCGCGCATCTCTTCATCACGCTTCCGCTGATAATGGATCTTAACCAATGCCTTGGTAAGCCGTTCCGATGCTCCCTCGGTTATCGTTACGCTGCAGGTAATCTCCTTTTTCTTTCTCTTTGCCATACATTTCCACCTCCGTTAAATCATATGACAGCCTGCTTGTACCCTTTTCCTGCTTTGTGCATCATCTCCTCCGTTGTCAAACTATTCTTGTATGCTATATTTCTTACTCACATCTGTTGAACGTGAAGATAAAACTAAACCTGCGAGAAGAATAGGTTTTGCTAATCCCAATGATGCTTCGGACTCGATTTAGAAAGAAACTTTTGTCTTTCTATCCAAAGATTGCGAAAAGTTTCTAATTTTTCCTGCTGACTTTGAACCTGCAATTCAAGGTCAGCAATTCTTTTTTCCAATGCATCTGCTTTTCTTCTTGAAATCCACATCGCTTTTCCTCCCTTCTATTGCTTACTGGCATAATCTCATTATTATTGCAATTGAATTTGCTATAACTCCGACAGAATTTAATATGATAGATATTCCAATTATGAAATATCTCACTTTGTTGCTCTTTTCTTCTTTCATCTCTCACTCTCCCTTCTACTATTGTTGTAAATGTTCTCCTTCAGTGTTAAAATTCTTTGTACAGGCACTGCCATGTCGAGTATTATGAAAGGAGAATTTTAAATGGATATTAATAAAGTAATTGCGACCTCTCTTGATAAGTCCGTAAAGGATATTACTAATGGGAAAATTGATGAAGTCCTCAACTTGGATGATGAGCAACTTCAAAAAGCAGTCCAGCAAAACCAACTTCTTATGAATTATTCCATTACACTTCTAAAAACTTATCATGAGGAATTACGAAAAGAATTAGCTACTCACGGAATCGAGATTTAATTAACAAACAAGCATATAAGAAAGCTACTTCTTCTCTTAAAAAGGACTGCTTCCTGCCCGAAGTGGTCTTTTTCTTTTTTGTCTTTCTCACTCAATCATCTCCTTTCTTAAACAGCTCATTCACTGGAACTCCCAGCGCTGATGCAATATTCGGCATGTATTCAGCCATTATTGCCTTTCTTTCAGTCAACATTGCGCTAAATGCATTAGGTGAAAATCCGGCTTTTTCAGCAACAGCACATTGCTTAAGCCCTTTTAAACGAATAAGTCGTCTAATGTTGTTAATAATTATCTGGTTATTACTCACTTGGTGTTTTTCTCTCCTTTCTTCAAGATTCTTGGTGCTGATGTTATATTACTATTAGTTTCTTGGTTTGTCAATACTTTTTTCACAAGTTTTTTGGTGTTTTGTATTGACTGTCCAAGATAAAAATAGTAATATTCAAATATAGAATAAAGGAGGTGCTTTATGGGACTTTCAAATAGATTAAAAGAGCGAAGAGAACAACTAGGATTAACGCAAAGTGAAGTTGCTACCTTATTAGGGATAACCCCTGGGGCGGTTGGAAATTATGAAAACGGTGTCAGCACCCCAAAAGCAGATGTTCTTTTTAAAGTTTTCGATGCTTTAAAATGCGATGCTAATTACTTATTTCAAGATGAAATGAGTAAACGTTCACAAGAAGATAATGCTACTCCATTAGAAATGGAGCACCTTGTAAAAAAATACCGTGGTCTCGATACACACGGCAAAGAAATGGTAGACTTTACACTGGAAAAGGAATATGAACGCTCTGTTGTAGAAAAGAAGAAAACGGATAACATTGTTCCTATGACAGTTAAGGAAACTTCTACTTATGAAGTCAATGCCGCACACGCTGATGATTACATGAGCGCACCGGACGAACTAAAAAAGTTGGAAGAAGATATTATGGATGACGAAAACTTCTAGTCCAAAGAATTGGACACATAATGCGCTATTATATATCTCACAGGAGGGATTTATATGCCAGAGTTAAGTAGATTTTACGGAATCATCATTAAAATGTATTTTAACGATGTACAACAGCATCATAAGCCACACATTCACGCATTTTACGGAGACTATGAAGCCGTGATTGCCGTCGATGGCGAATTGTTAGCTGGCTCTATCCCCGCCAAGCAATTAAAAATTATCAACGGTTGGCTTGCCATATACGAGGACGAAGTATATGACGCGTGGAACAAAGCCGTCAAGGGCGATCACTTTGACAAGATCAATCCATTATAGGAGGTGCCTTTATGTTTGAAGTAAACGGAATTGTATATGCAAATGAATTTAAGGAATCATTAAAGCTTACAGATGCCAGAGTTACTGACAGATTGATGATGCTTCTTACATTTTCTACCGGGGAAAAGCGTGTGTTTGATGCAACTGTACTGACTGGATCTGCTTTTGAACCGTTGAAAGATGAATCCGTATTTGAAAATTTCAAAATCGTGCATGGTGCTCTTACATGGATGGACGAGGAAATAGACTGTGCGCCGGAATATATGTATGAACATAGTTACGCTTACGAAGAAATGTGTGTTTAGCTTATTGGGGGAATATATTTGACATACGAAGAACTTTTAATAGAAGCCGATAACAATAACCTTACCGTAAAAGAAAAGCCGCTCCCTGTCAGCAAGGGGCGACTCAAAGGAAACCGGATCGCTATCAGAAAAGATATGACCGAAACAGAAAAGACCTGTGTCCTCGCCGAAGAGCTCGGACACCACTATACCGCAACTGGCAACATACTCGATCAGTCCACCGTCGAAAACCGAAAGCAGGAAATGCGCGGCAGGATCGTAGCCTATAATAAGCTGGTTGGCTTGCGCGGCATCGTGGATGCCTACTTGCACCACTGTCAGAGCATATCAGAATCAGCGGAGTACCTTGAGGTAACCGAGGAGTTTTTAATTGATAGCCTTAATTACTACAGAAATAAGTATGGTGTATACACGAAACTGGATAATTATGTTATCGTCTTTGAACCGAATATTGCGGTGTTAGAATTAATATAAATTTTTGATATTTTCTTAACAAGAATACTTGACAAGGCTTTTGCATATGATATAATGTAGCTAGTTAGCGAATGACTGGTGTCCGGTCACAAAAAGAGCCTTGGAATTTATTCCAGGCTTTTTTTGTATACAAAGGAGATTTTCTATGGAATACGATAAACTTATTAAATATACCACCCCTGAACAGCAAATTGCATTACTGAAAAGCAAAGGACTATTATTTGAAAGTGAGGCTTTTGCACGTGACCGTTTACAAGAATATGGCTATTACAATATTATTAACGGTTACAAGGCTCCTTACATAGATATAATCAACAACACAAAAATATATAAATCCGGTACAACATTTGAACAAATATATTCCCTATTTATCTTTGACCACACGCTTAGAAACTCTGTCATGTCGGCAATGCTCGACTTTGAGGAACATTTGCGTGCTTCTGCTGCTGAAGTAATATCAAACTCCTTCGGAACAAACCATAATGAGTATTTACGTTGGAATAATTACAGAGATAGACAAACAACTAAAGATAGATTTAGTTTACGAGGAATTCTTGGCACATTGCGCCAAAATGTAGAATCCGGAAAAGATCCAATAAAATACTATCGCGAGAATTACAATATTGTTCCACCTTGGATACTGTTTAAAGGAACATATTTTAGCACATTGATTAACTTTATTCGCTTATTTAAAGAACCTCAAAAAATATCATTAATCCATCTACAATACGATATTGACGAATCCCTATGCTGCTTGCCATGTATGAAGAAGCTATTTATGGACACTCTTTTTGCATGCCTTGATTACCGAAATTGTGCTGCTCATGGCGGTCGAATATACACTTTTGAACCCAAAAATGCAAATGCTATAAACGACAATGACGAATTATTTGAACTCCTTCCAGAGTTAGAAGATCTAAGACATAGGCATGGCATTTCTCAACTTCTGACGCTGTTGTCCACTTTTTCTTTTGATGGTCCGTTCTCTACTTTAAACCATACATTGACACAAGAAATAAATCGTCATTTATCTTTATATGTGCAAGATAAAGATTATTTAGAACAAGCCTTAGGCTTTGAAATTGTTGAAAATCGTGTTGTTTGGATAAGTGACTCCACAAAAAAATTTCATAAATATCCTAATTGTAGTGGAATGCAACACCCAATTAAAATTTCCCTTGATGACCTCGATATGAACGTTTATCATCCATGTAAACGATGTTGGAATAAATAATAAAACCGCCCCACTCTAAAGCAGGACGGTTATGCTCCCGATGATACGGTAGCCCTAGACAAGCATATTGTATCATTCGGAGCAGCCAAGTGCAAGCGGAACACGCGTTCCATGCTGGCTGTTATTTTTATACCCATTTTTACATACACTGTACAGGAACAAAGGAGTGATACTATGCTTAGAATCGGAATCTATCCACGAAAATCGGTCTACCGGGACAACAGTGACTCGGTGCAGGTGCAGATCACGGCGTGCAAGGACTACGCCCGGCTGATGTTCAAGGATCAGGAACTGGATTTCAGAATCTACGACAAGGACGAGGGGTTCTCCGGGAAGAATACGCACCGCCCTTCCTTTACCGAACTGATGGCGGATGTCAAGGCGGACGAACTCGATATCATCATCGTCTACAAGCTGGACCGTATCAGCCGAAGCGTCAAGGACTTCTCCGAGATCTATGAGACGCTGCAGCAACACAATGTCTCTTTCCTGTCGGTAAAAGAATCCTTTGACACTTCTACGCCTATGGGACGGACCGTTATGTACATCCTCTCGGCATTTGCACAGTTGGAGCGCGAGAACACCGCAGAGCGTGTTGCGGACAATATGGCAAGCCTGGGGGAAGCCGGGAAGTGGACGGGCGGCACCCTGCCGCCGGGCATGACCTCCGTCCGCAAGAAAATAGGCGATAAGACGCACTCCTATCTCATCGTGGACGAGCAGCGGATCAAGACGGTAAAGTATATCTTCTCCCTCATGCTCTCCGGCACGTCCATCACCAAGTTGGAACATACGCTGCGACAGGAGGGAATCCGCACGGAACGGGATGCCTTTTACAGCTGCAGCAAGCTATACAACCTCTTCACCAATCCGGTCTACTGCGCCAACGATATGGACGCGTACTACTACTTTCTGGAAAAAGGCTACAAGCTTCCTGATCCGGCACTCTTCGACGGCAGGCACGGGCTGATCGGCTACGGTCGCACCACGCAGTCCAACGGAACGACCGTCAGAAAAGATACCTACTCGATCGCCATCGGCATTCATGATCCGATCCTCTCCGGTGCCGACTGGATCGCCATCCAGAAGCGCCTTGGCCAGAACAAATCCACCCGGTACGCCAAGTACGAAGCCGGGATTCTAAAGGGTACGCTCCGCTGCAAGTGCGGCGTGAAAATGAATATCCGTACATACAAAAAGAACGGCAGCCTGTTCTCCTATTACTACTGCCCCAAAATGGCGCGTGAGGGAGTGTCCGCCTGCGCTACCGGCTATACGCGGGTAGATGACATTGACGACCGTTTTTTGCAGGAATTAAAAAAGATTAAGCTGTCTCCGGACAGCATTGAACTTGAGGAAAACGTCTCTTACGTTGATACCGGCAAAATGCGCGCGGATCTGAAAAAGACGACCGACTCCATCCGGAATCTGATGAATGCGCTCTCCGGCAGCGCCGATTCTGCCGCGGCAAAGTATATCATTGCTGAACTGGAAGCTCTGGACAAAGAAAAGTCTGTCCTTGAAAAGAAGCTTCGCACCGCCGAGCAGCGCAACCGCCGGGCGGCTGTGTCCGCCGAGACAAAAGAATTTGTGTATCACCGGATATGCAATCTGCTTGACAACATGGACTCCATGAGTTATACCGAAATTAACGAACTGATCCGCTCCATCGTAAAGTCCTGTGTTTTCGATGGCGATCATCTCGACGTTACTTTTTAACGTCTTTCTACTTTTCGTTCTGATTGGGGTTCCGACCTGCCCCATCATATCATGTCCCAGATGTTGTCTTTGATATCCATAGCTTCTTGACACCCCGAAATCATCATAATCACTGTACTCAAACCCTTTTGCGATCGGTGAAAATGCTTTCAGACCATACTTTTTTACATATGACCCATCCTCCTTTTCCTGGATCTCATATTCACCGACCATACCGCCAAGAACCGCTCCGTATGCCTCCCTGTAGTAGGAAAACATCTTCATATCCGCGGTCATATGCTCCATTGTATCCTCCCCGCAGAGAATTTTTTCAGCAGCGGTACGCATGTCCTCCGTTGCTCCGGCTCCAAAATCTCCGCCGTTCTTTGCCCCGGCGTACGCCAGAAGATCTATCCAGTCAAGATGCTGCTTTTCTCCGTAACTACTTACGTCATAATCATATGCCCTGGACAATGCCTCATAGGACACGTTAAAATCTACCCATTTGATATAGCCGTCCGCCGTTGTCTCCACGACTGATTTTTCCGGCAGTTTTCCATTCTCCCAGAGGATTACTCCCATCAGAAAAAGCAGTGCCGCCTCAAGGATCACTGCCGAGCGTATCCGCCTGCTTTTCTCCAT